ACCATGAAAGAGCAACTCGACCGCATCGAAAAGAGGGATGGCGCGTGATTGACCTCGACAACCCCGTCCCTGAGCCGTCGCACCGCTGGCGGCGTTGGGTTACCATTGGCTACCTGATCGTCACGGCGGGGCTGCTGGTCGGGATTGTCTATAAGCTGTCCGCCGGCGGTCCGTTGCGTGACGTGGCGCTGGCCCTGATCGGCTCGCAGGCGTTCTTCGCCCTCCTCTACATGGCGGGAGCCTCGGCGTCGGATCTCGCTCGCATCGCTGCAAGCTGGAAAAAGCCATGACCAACTGGATGCCATACGCCCGCTCGCTGATCGGCGTGCGAGAAGTGCCCGGAAAGGGCAACAGCGCGACGATCATGGGCTGGGCCAAGAAGCTCGGCGCACGGATCCTTGGCATCACCTACGCGGCGGACTCAGTGCCGTGGTGCGGTCTGTTTGCAGCTCACGTCATGGCCCACGCCGGGATTGAGCCGCCGCCGATCGCCGTGCGCGCGTCGGCGTGGAGCACATGGGGCTGCCGCCTGCTCGTGCCGCGTTACGGCTGCATCCTGACCTTCACCCGCGCCGGCGGAGGCCATGTCGGCTTCTATGAGGGCGAGGACGACACCCATTTCCACGTCCTCGGCGGCAACCAGGGTGACGCAGTGTCGGTCACACGCATCGCCAAGGACCGGCTGACCGAGATGCGCTGGCCGCTCGGCGTATCACTGCCCCCCGCGCGCATCATCCGGCTGCGACCGGATGGCGCGCCCGTGACGGTGAACGAGCGGTGAACTACCTTCGCATCATCACTCCGACCGGCTGGCTTGTCATTGCCGCTGTCGGCGTGGTGCTGTTCGGCCTTGCTGGTCTGGCCCGACCCAGCTTCCTCGGCCTCAAGTTCGACCCGTTCGGGATCGACGCCCGCAAAATGGACCGACTGGAAAACGAAGTGTCGGTGCTTGAGCGCGAGGCTTCGGGTAACGCTGAAATCGCAGTAGCGTCACAAACCTTTCATACGCGGGAGGTGGTTATACGCGACCTTGCCCGTCAGGCAGAAATCGAAGCGAGGACGGCACCCGATGCAGAGACGCCTCTTGACCTTGACCGTGTGGCTCGCATACGGGCTGCTGATCACCGGCTGTGCGAAGTCTACCCCTCCATCTGCCCCGCTCCTGACGCTGCCGGAGGCCGCGCGGACGCCGTGCCAGTTGCCGATGCTGCCCGATAACCCGACCATTGCTGACCTTGAGGTCACGCACGACGCCAGGGGCCTTATGCTGGCTGTGTGCGACGGTCGGCGGGACTTGGCGGTCCAAGCCTTCGATGCCCAACAAAAGGTTCTGACGCCCCCTCCCCGCCCGTTCTGGCGCTTTTGGTGAATACCGATGCCCGCCCCAACCCTTACGGAAGACGAAGCCCGCCGCACCATTGAGGTGATCGAGGAGTGCCTGGCCGAAGGGTTGCCGCTGACCGGCGTGGGTGGCGAGCCGTCCGCCCGGCAGGAAGCGGCCCGCCGGTTGGGTATCACCCCGCCGAGCCTGCGGCACCGCATCTCGCAGGCTGACAGCCTCTACAATCTCCGGCCCGACCCGGAGGCCGCAGTCAAGCGCCGGATGGCGGAGCCGTTTACGTTCGATGCTTTGCCTGACGATGGCGAGCCGAGCGCGGAAGATTTGATCGCCGCCCTGTCTGTGCGCCACGCCAAGCGCAAGGCGTTCCACGACGCCGCCAAGCTGCGGCAGGTGCGCATCAACCTCGGCGGACCCATCGCCATCGCCGGGTTCGGAGATCCGCACGTCGACGACAAGGGCTGCGCATGGGGTGACCTGGAGCGCGACGTCCGCATCTGCCGAGATACGCCGGGCATGCTGGCCGTTGATGTCGGCGACAACTCCAACAACTGGGTCGGCAGGCTGATGCGGCTGTATGCCGATCAGGAGGTGACGCCGAAGCAGTCGCTCCAACTGATCGAGTGGCTGATGTGCGCCCTGCCCTGGCTGCACTGGGAAGACGGCAACCACGACGCATGGAACACCGAGAAGGGTGATCCGGTCGCCATTATGCACAAGATGCACAAGCGGCTCGGGTCCATGAACGTAGGCGGGACGCGGCTGCAACTGAACCTGCCCGTCGGTGCGTCTGTGTTCATGCACGTCCGCCACGATTTCCCCGGCGGCTCGCAGTTCAACCCGGCGCACGCCATGGTGCGAGAGACGCTGTTCGGGTTCCGCGATCACATCATGATGTGCGGCCACCGGCACACCACGGGCTACATCCCCGTCTGGCACAACGATCCGCGCAGGCTGTGCCACGGGTTCCGGCTCGGCACCTACAAGGACATGGACCACTACGCCGCCGAGAAGGGCTTTCAAGACGGCAACTGGGCTAGGTCTATGGCCGCAATCATCGACCCTGACCACGCCCACGACCCGGTGCGGTTCGTCAAGGCGTTTTTCTCGCTGGAAGAAGCCGCCGAATATCTGACTTGGCGGCGTCACAAATGGGAGTTGGGCTACTCCTCGCCGGGTTGACAAGACCTGTTGCCAAAAAGCCGCGACGATAGTAGCCTTTGCGACACTCTACCGGCGGGGTTCACCGGGGGTTCTGAGGGACCACGAATGACTGACGAAAGCCCAGCGGGGGTTGAAGCCGCGCCGGAACTGGAGGTCACGGCCCCTCCTGTTGCCGAAGTCCAAACGCCGGAAGACGTAACGCCCAAGACCTTCAGCCAGGAAGAACTGGATGCGGTCGTCAGCAAGCGTCTCGCACGAGAGCAGCGTAAATGGGAACGTGAGCAGCAGCGCCAGACGCCGCCGCCTGCCCCCCTTCCGCCGGCTGACCAGTTCGAGAGCACCGAGGCATACGCCGACGCGCTCGCAGAACAGAAGGCTTTGGCCTTGGTCGAGCAGCGGGAACGGCAGCGACAGCAGGACGCCGTTGCAGACGCCTATTTCGACCGCGAGGAGCAGGCCCTCGGCAAGTACACCGACTTCAAACAGGTCGCGTACAACCCGTCCCTGCCGATCACTGCCGAGATGGCCGAAACCATCCGCGCCTCCGACCAAGGCCCCGACGTGCTTTATCACCTCGGGTCCAATCCGGCGGAGGCTGCGAGGATCGCGCGACTGTCGCCGCTCTTGCAGGCCAAGGAGATCGGACGGATCGAAGCCGCGCTGGCCTCGTCTCCCCCGGTCAAACGCACCACTTCCGCTCCACCGCCTATCTCACCTGTCACGCCTACCAGCAACGGCACTCCCGCCTACGACACCACCGACCCCCGCTCTGTCTCTGCCATGAGCACGTCGGAATGGATCGCGCAGGAACGGCTCCGGCAGATGAGAAAAGCGGCCAACTGAACCCCCTCTGCAAGGAACCACTGCTGTGGCCAACTCTCTGCTTACCATCGACATGATCACCAGGAAGGCCCTGGAGATCTTTGAAAACAACCTCGTCCTGACGCGCAACATCAACCGCCAGTACGACGACAGCTTCGCCAAGGAAGGTGCCAAGATCGGCTCCACCCTGCGCATCCGCCTGCCCGACCGCGCCCTCGTCACCGATGGTGCCGCCCTGCAAGTCCAGGACGAGAACGAGCAGTTCACCACGATGTCTGTCTCGAACCAGAAGCACATCGGCGTCAACTTCACGACCGCCGAAATGGCCCTGTCGCTGGACGACTTCGCTGACCGCATCCTCAAGCCGCGCATCAGCCAGCTCGCCGCCAGCGTCGACGCTGACGTCGCCAACGTCTACAAGGACGTCTACAACGCCGTCGGCGCTGCCGCCACCACCCCGGCTACCTCCGAGGTTCTGCTGGCCGGCCAGCGCGTCCTCAACGAAGGCGCTGTCCCGATGAACATGCGCTACGCCACCGTCAACCCCGCCGCAAACGCCGGTCTGGTCGAAGGGCTCAAGGGCTTCTTCAACCCGGGCGACGTCATCAGCCGCCAGTTCAAGAGCGGCATGATGGGCGAGGGCGTGCTCGGCTACGACGAGATCAACATGTCGCAGTCGATCAAGGTCCACGCCTACGGCACCCGCGCCGCTACCGGCGCTACCGTGACCACCACGGTTTCCACCCAGGGTCAGTCGACCATCAACATCACCGGCACCGGCTCGCAGATCATCAACAAGGGCGACACGTTCACGATCGACGCCGTGTTCGCCGTCAACCCGCAAACCCGCGAGAGCACCGGCCAACTCCAGCGTTTCGTCTGCACGGCCACCAACACGGCCTCGGGCGGCGCTTACACCTCGGTGGCCATCTCGCCGCCGATCTACACCTCGGAAAACGCGCTGGCCACGGTCAACGCCTTCCCGCAGTCTGGCGCAGCGATCATCTTCAACGGTGTCGCCTCGACCTCGGCCCCGCAGAACCTGATCTACCACAAGGACGCTTTCTCGTTCGCCACCGCCGACCTCCTGCTCCCGCAGGGCGTCGACATGGCCTCGCGTCAGGTCCACAACGGCATCTCGATGCGCATCGTTCGTGATTACGACATCAACAACGACCGCATGCCCTGCCGTATCGACGTCCTGTACGGCTACGCCGCCATCCGCCCCGCCGCTGCCACCCGGCTGCTCGGCTAACCCCCTCCCGAAGGAGAGACGACTATGACTATCTCGAACATCGGCGGCGGCTCTCAGATCGGCGACGGCAACCTCAACGAGGTTGTTCTCGCTGCCGTCCCCGCCCCGGCCACCGCCACCGCCACCGCCACCCTGACGGTGGCGCAGGTCACCAACGGCATCCTGCTCGGCAGCCCCGGCACCTCCGCCGCGGCCTACACCCTGCCGACCTGCGCCGTCCTCGACGCCGCGCTTGGCAACGCCAAGGTCGGCTCGTCGTTCGACTTCGCAGTCATCAACGTCGATGGCTCAAGCTCGGGCGTCATCACCATGACGACCAACACCGGCTGGACCCTCGTCGGTCTGATGACCATCGTGGCCACCGCCGGCACCGCCCAAGCGTTCCGCGCTCGCAAGACCGGCGACGCAACCTGGTCCCTGTACCGCGTCGCTTAACGCCTACCCCGCCCCGCCTTAACCGGCGGGGCGGCACTACCCTTGCCAACGACAGGACGACAGCATGACGACCGCAGGAGACATCATCTACGGCGCGCTCCGGCTGATCGGGCAACTGGCAGAGGGCGAGGTCCCGTCAGCGGACACGGCGCAGGACGCGCTGGCCGCCATGAACATGATGATTGACAGCTGGAGCACCGAACGGCTCGCTGTCTACGCCACCCAAGACCAGACATTCACATGGCCCGCAGGGCAGGCAGTCCGCACGCTCGGGCCGACCGGCGACTTCGTCGGTCTGCGCCCCGTGCTGCTTGACGACGCTACCTACTACGTCGACCCGCAAGGCTTGGCGTTCATGCCCGCCATCATCAACGAGGCGGAGTACAACGCCATCGTCCTCAAGACGGTGACGAGCACCTACCCGCAGGTCATCTACGCCGAGCCGTCGAACCCGAACGCGACGTACTCGATCTACCCGGTTCCGACGCAGGCGATGGTGTGGCACTTCATCTCGGTGCTGGAGCTGTCGCAGCCCGCGACGCTCGGCACCGAACTGGTCTTCCCGCCCGGCTATTTGCGCGCCTTCCGCTACAACCTAGCCTGCGAACTGGCCCCGGAGTTCGGCGTCGAGCCGTCGCCGCAGGTGACCCGCGTCGCCATGGTGTCCAAGCGGAACCTCAAGCGGATCAACAACCCGAGCGACATCATGGCCATGCCGTCTGGCATTATGGGCTCGCCTGGTCGGTACAACATCTACACCAACCAGCCGAACTGACGTGAAGAGCCCCATACTAGGATCCAGCTATGTCATCCGCAGCGTCAACGCTGCGGACAACCGCATGGTCAATCTGTACCCCGAGGTCATTCCCGAGGGCGGGCTGGAGGCTGCGTATCTGCAACGCTGCCCGGGGCTGCGGTTCATCTCGACCGTCGGCACCGGCCCGATTTGGGGCGAGTGGACGCACAACAACACCGGCTACGTCGTGTCGGGCACGCAGTTCTACTCGGTCACGTCCGCCGGCGTCCCGACGCTGATCGGCACGATCGACACGGCGGGACCCGTCTCGATGGCGGACAACGGCACGCAGTTGTTCATCGCCGCTGACCCGCGCGGCTATATCTACAACTTCGACACCGGCGTTCTTGCTGAGATCACCGACGAGGACTTCCCTGGCGCGAGCACCGTCGGCTATCTGGACGGTTACTTCGTGTTCTCGGAGCCCAACTCGCAACGGATCTGGGTGACGACCCTGTTCGACGGCACGTCCGTCGACCCGCTTGACTTCGCCAGCGCCGAGGGCGCGCCGGACAACGTCGTCGGTCTGGTCGTCAACCACCGCGAGGTGTGGGTGTTTGGCACCAACTCGACCGAGGTTTGGTACAACTCCGGCGACGCCGACTTCCCGCTGACGCGCATCCAGGGGGCTTACAACGAGGTCGGCTGCGTCGCCCCTAACTCCATCTCCAAGCTCGACAACAGCATCGTCTGGCTCGGGCAGGACGCCCGGGGGCAGGGCATCATCTACAAGGCGAACGGCTACCAGGCGCAGCGCATCTCGACCCACGCCGTCGAGTTCGCCGTGCAGGGCTACACCGACATTTCCGACGCGGTGTCCTACTCCTACCAGCAGGACGGTCACGAGTTCTACGTCATCAACTTCCCTGAGGCCGACACGACCTGGTGCTTCGACGCCGCGACCTCGGCGTGGCACGAGCGACGCGGGCTGTTCAACGGCCAGTTCACCCGGCACCGCGGCAACAGCTTCGCCAACCTCAACGGCGAGCTGATCGTCGGAGACTACGAGAACGGCAACCTGTACGCCTTCGATCTGGACGTCTACGCCGACAACGGCTTGGTCCAGAAGTGGCTGCGTCGGTGGCGCGCGCTGCCGACCGGGGCCAACGACTTCAAGCGGACGGCGCAGCACGCGCTGCAACTAGTCTGCGAGACGGGCGTGGGGCTGACCGGCTACGCCGACGACGAGGTGCTGCTGGTTGAGACGGGCGTCGAGCTGCTTGTGTCTTCCGGTGTGCCGCTTCTGCTCGGCAACCCTGTCACGGAGGGCTCGGACCCGCAGGTCATGCTGCGCTGGTCCGACGACGGTGGACATACGTGGTCCAAGGAACACTGGCGGTCGATGGGGCTGCTCGGCAACTCGCAGACGCGCGTCATCTGGCGCAGGCTCGGCATGACCGACAAGCTGCGCGACCGGGTCTACGAGGTGTCCGGCACCGCCCCGGTCAAGGTGGCGATCATGGGGGCCGAACTGACGGTGAGCGGCACCAATGGCTGACATCACCTCGATCCCCGCCGCGCGCGTCCCGGTGCTGGAGCCGAACACCAACATCATGTCGCGGGAGTGGTATCGCTTCCTGTTCAACCAGTTCGGCCAGACGGGCGGCGGCACCACGGGCCTCGCCTTGAGCGACCTGGAGCTTGCGCCGCTCGGCGAGGCCAACGCTGCGGGGCTGGTCGACGAGGTCGAGGGGCTGCTGTCCCTGCCGCCGATCGTGCCGCCGGTCCCGCGCCGCGCCGCGTTTGCCAGTAGCGTCAATCAAACCGCGACGGTCAGTACGGCTACGGCGGTGACGTTCAACGTCACGACCTTCACGAACGGCATCGGACTGGTGTCGTCCTCGCAGATAACGCCCGGGCAGGCAGGCGACTACCTCGTCAACTACCGGGTGCAGCTCGACAAACTGTCCGGCGGCGACGGCCCTGCGTGGGTGTGGCTGCGCAAGAACGGCGTTGATGTGGCCAACACGACGTTGCACTGGCACGTCAAGGGCAACGACGCCGAGGTAGCGATTAGCACCGGCATCCTGATCCAACTGGGGCAGACGGACTATCTGCAACTGATGTGGGCAACGACGGACGTCAATGTTATCCTGCTCGCCCCTCCGGCTACCGCTTATTCGCCCGCAGGCCCGTCGGCGCTTTTGAACATCATACAGGTTGACCCATGACCGTATTCCTCTCGCCTCTCGCCGGCGCTGGCCAGCAGTTCCTTGACAACTCCGGCAACCCGCTGACCGGCGGGCTGCTGTACACCTACGCCGCAGGCACGACGACGCCGCAGACGACCTACACGACCATCAACGGCACGACGGCGCATGCCAACCCGATCGTTCTTGACGCGGCAGGGCGGCTGGAGAGCGAGGTGTGGCTGACCGGAGAGGTCGCCTACAAGATGATCCTGCGCGACAGCGCGGGCGGACTGCTCGGCACCTACGACGACATCTACGGCATCAACGACGTGAGCGCGACGGGCGTGCCGTGGGCGGAGGTGACGGGCACGCCGACGACCCTGGCGGGCTACGGCATCACCAACGCCATCACCGCTGCGACCGCCGCCGCGACCTACGCCCCGATTGCCAGCCCGACGTTCACCGGCACCGTCACGATCCCTGACAGCGCCGCTGCGCCGTTCACGGCGGGGTTCCTTGATGTGCCGCAGAGCCTCAAGACCGCCAATCACCAACTGGTGCTGGCCGACCGCGGCAAGTCCGTCGTCATGAACGGCACCACCCTGACCCTGACGATCCCGGCCAACGCCTCTGTGGCGTTCCCGATCGGCACCGCCATCGTGGTCATTAACGTGAACGCCTCCTCGCTGTCGGTGGCGATCACGACAGACACCCTGACGCTCGTCAACTCGACGACGACCGGCACCCGCACGCTGGCCCGCAACGCCATGGCGACGCTGATCAAGGTCGGCGCGACGTCGTGGATCATCGCCGGGCTGGGGGTCACCTGATGAGCGGCGTCATGGCAGCCTTGGCCGGGTTGAGCGCGCAAGGCGCGCCCGGCTTTGTCACCTTCGACTTCTCGACCGGCTCCGGCACGGTCACCATCCCCGCGACGCCGACCAGCGTCGTCATCGAGGCGTGGGGCGGCGGCGGCGGCGGCGGGTTCGGTATCGAGAGCACGGGCGAGGGCGGCGGCGGCGGGGCGGGCGGCTACGCCAAGGTTACGATCGCCCTGACCGGGGCGGACACCGGCAAGACCGTCCTCTACTCCGTCGGCGTAGGCGGCACCGGGTCGAACAACGGCGACCCGGGCAACACCGGCACCGTCTCGACCGTGTCGAGCGGCACCTTCACGATGACCGCGTTGCAAGCGCAGCCAGGGGCCGGCGGCTCCTCGGACGGCAACACCACGCAAGGTGCGGGCGGCACGGCCTCGGGCGGCGACACCAACACGACCGGCGCAGGCGGCGCACCGTTCACCCGCGACGGCGCGGTGGCTACCGCAGGCGACGGCAGCTTGGTCGGCGGCGCAGGCGGCAACGGCGGTATCCCTAACTTCTTTGGCGACAGCGGTGTGTCGGGGCTGCCCGGTCGCGTCCGCTTCGTCTTCACAGTATAGGAGGGCCGCATGGCCGTTTACGTCCGCGTCCTCATCCCCGCCAAGACGGCGGAGAACACACAGACGACGCAATACACCTCGACGGCGGTCACCACGATCGTCGACAAGTTCACGGCCACCAACTACAGCGCCTCGGCAGCGACGCTGTCGGTCAACATCGTGACCGCGCTGGACAACGC